TTGAAAAATTCGTATCATTTACATACGATGATGCGGTATTCCCGTCAGTAGAGTTTACTGGTGGTACTCCTATAGGAACTTTAACTATCGGGTATGGTACTACAGATCCACAGTACGCAAAACTTGGTAACGTTATTAGTAAAGAAGAAGCTAAAGAACTATCTAAAAGGGATATAAATGAAGCTGCAGATTGTATTAGGAGATGGCAGGGAAGAGATCCTAAAAATAGAAAAATAACAATCAATATGTATCGAGCTATGATTGATATGGTTTATAATATGGGTTGTCGTAAGTTTGTAAATTCTGAAATTGTAGGTGCGATAGAGAATAGAAGTTATAGATTAGCAGCTAGGATGATAAAAAACGCTGAATGGGGTCACGAAGATAGAAGACAATCAACTTCCGAACTATTTATAAAAGATATAGATTAAAAACTATGAAGACATTAATTAAAGAATCCGGAATAAGAAATATAAAAGACCTTGCAAAAAGGTACGATAAAGCCAAGATATACTTTCACCAAGATTTGGATGGAGTTACTACTGCTCTAGGTATGAAAAATTACTTAGAAGATAATGGAATTAAAGTTGTTGATTCTGAAATCATACAATATGGTGACAAAGAATTTGCAATTAAGAGGTTAGATGCTGAAGGTGATACAATGCCTGTACTGGTAGATTTTGCACATGGTAAACCTATGTTTGTGATTCATACAGATCACCACGACAGTCAAAGTGGTGTTGAAAAAGATACTGCAACATCATTCAGACCATCCAGATCTAATGTTGCAACTATATCTCAAGTTATGTCACCAAAAGATATATTCCCTGCAGATGACATTACTTTAATCTCGACAGTAGATTCTGCTGATTTTGCTAGACATGGAATATCTCCAGAACAGGTTATGAACTTTATCTTTAAAGTACAGAAGGATAAAGACTTACAACAAAACAAAACAGCATTAGGTCTAGCAACTAATAAGTTGTTATTAGCTTTTAAAAACAAACCTGGATTCTTAGAAGAGTTAGTAATGACATCTCAACCTTCACTTATGAGTATCTATCAAAACATTGATAGAATAGCTAAAAGAGAAAATATAAAATATGAAGAGTTATTTAAACAAGGTTTAGCTGTGGATAGATTCGGAAGACCTCACAAAGAAAAAAAATATCCATATGCGTCACCAGAAAATATGACTTTAAATCAACAACAATACATACAAAGACAGAAGGAAAGTCCGAAGGTTAAAGTTGAAGATGGTATCGTAGTTCAATATGGTGGTGGATCCATGGGTAAGCCAGGTTCATATGATCGTTACACACCATTTAAAAATAATCCAGATGCAGATTTCTTAGTTATTGCTTGGCCAATGGGATTAGTTCAGGCTAGTTGTAATCCATTTAAAGGTGAAAGAGAACTTAAAGGAGTTAACTTAGGCGAGATAGCACAGGAGGTATTGAGTAAGTGGGAGTCACAGTTAAAAGATAAAATAATTCCATTGTCCACAATTAAATGGGTATCTGAATCCGGTAAACAATTTGGAGAAGAATCTGTTGGATTCACTAATAAAGATCTTGAAGCATTTTATGGTGATAAAGTTAGGTCTATCGATAATGGTGAACAATTCATGGATAGACTTAAAGATATCATGAATAAACAAAATAATGAATTAACTGATGAGGAATGGGCTATTCTTGATAGGTTGGGTGTACCAGCTTGGGAGATGATACAGGCTAATTCTGGTGGTCATAAATGTATTACAAACATATCGGCACTTAACTACTTTGGTAGAAGTAAGAGACCACCAACACCAGGGGCAAAAAGAACAAAAAAAGAAGGAGATTCACCATCTGTTAAGTTTATCAAGATGATACAAAATAGATTTGTAGAACTACTAAAAGATAAAATTAATCAATCTAAAAATTTAAATGAAGAAACAAATAATAGTTCAAATGAAGATTTGGTTGAAAATTTCTTAAAAGAACTTAAAAGTATAGATGATGATATACTACAATCTGATTCTAAAAATATGGAGTTTAAAAAAAAAGTTGATATATTCCAAACAGGACTAGAACTATTAGGTTACAAATTACCTATACATGGTGTTGATGGATTATTTGGACCTGAAACTGCAGGTGCTTTAAATGAATTTAAAACTGATAATGAAATAGAAATTCCAGAAGGTGTTGCCGTTTTTGATCAAGAAACCAAAAATAAAATGGTCGAAGAACTAGAAAAAAAAGATATTTCTAACGACGAAATAAAACAATTTCAACTACCATATAAAGAATTTTCAACATTGGATGGTGAAATAGAACATAATTTTTCTGGTAATGCTGCAAAAAATATTGAAAGATTGGTCAATAAAATGGAAGAATTAGGTGTTGATGATCCGATTACACAAATTGGTATGTTAGCGGTAATAGGTAAAGAAACAAACTTTATAAACAAAAAAGAAAAAAGTTATAAGAATACACCTAATAGTAGAATTAGGTCAATATTTAAAAGAACTAGAAATCTTACTGATCAAGAACTAGATGAATTAAAGTCTGATTATAATAAATTTTTTGATCTAGTTTATAATGGTAGAATAGGTAATAATACTAAAAATGATGGTTCTAAATATGTCGGTCGTGGATTTAATCAGTTAACTGGAAAGGGAAACTATAAAAAATATGGAGACTTAGTGGGTATTGATTTGGTTAATAATCCTGAAGCTTTACTTCAGGACGATGTCGCTGCAGAAGTGGCGGTAAAGTTTTTAATGAGTAAAGGTATACCTAATTTTGATAATCCAAATGAGGCTACAATTTATTTTGCGGATATTAACTCAGGTTCTCCAAAAAAGAGGGCTAGAAGGAATTCTTTGAAACAACTAGCTAATTTTGATATTACTTGAAACTAAATTCAATTGTATCATCTTCTATAATATTAAGTAATTTACAACTACCCCCTGCAATCTCTAGAACCTTATCTCCAAAACCTTCATAATGTTTACAACTTGATTTGGTCTCACATGGTGGACAATTATGAAAAATAGAAGTTATTTTATTACCGTTTATAAAAACTATATCTAAAGGTATTATACAATCATACATCCAAAAAGATTGTCTTTTGTTTGTGCCCATCAAAAACAACATACCATTAAAATCTTCGTTAAACCTTTTTCTTGCCATTCCTTCTCTGATGGAATTTTCAGTCATACAAAGTTTTACTTTGAAAGAATTATCATTTATCTTAACATTCATACTAAATAAATATTAACAATTATAATATGTTAGATGTTGCACTATTAATAGTAAAATGTAAGGACCAATTTCTACTATGTAAACGAAGTATTGATCAAAATGATTTACCTGGGTATTGGTCGTGTCCCGGTGGTTATGTTGAAGTTGGTGAAGATCCCGTGTATACAGCATATAGAGAGTTTCGAGAAGAAACTAATATCAGTATAACTGGTAATGTAAAAAAGGTTGGAAAAACGAAAATAAAAAATTATTTAGGAAAAACTTCAGGTAAAATACATTATTATCTTTATGAAGATAATAATTATGTCTATCCACAACTAGATTATGCTATTGATGGAAAAGAACATTCTAGATGTGGATATTTTAAAAAAAATGATTTACCTTATCCAATAACAAATGAATTAAAAGAAATATTAGAAAAATTATGAAAGAACAGATTTTAAGAGCAATGCTGGCTAAATACGAGTCAGATCTATTACAAGCTAGAACAACTTTAGAAGTATATCTAACAAATCCTGCGGGTATTGGAGAACATCCACAAGTTTTGGAGGAAGTAGATAAGTTGTTTAATGACATATCAACAGCACAGGGTAATTTGTATGAAGTTAACAATATTTTGAAAAATATTTAACTTTTCACTAATTATTGTATATTTATATATTCACGGTCTTAGGATTGTGAATTTTATCCCCCTTATATATATTAAGTCCCTGGTCCATTTGGTTACCAGGGATTTTTTTTGTATATTTGTATAAATAAACAATATGACTCACAAAATTTCTTTTTCTATTTTCGATCGAATGATCAATGACAACCCATCTTTGTGGATGACTTTGGAAAATAATGAACGTGATATTTTGAATTTCTTGGGGTACCTTAATAAATGGGTTAATAGTAATAGTATTCAAAGACTCATGACCTATGATCTCCCCCCAGAATTTGAATATATGTTTAATAATTCATCAGATTCATCATTGATTGAAATTAAAGAAGAAATTTGTATTAACCTTAATTAAAATGAAAAGAGTAAAAATTACACATAACAAATTGGGTATTATTTGTGATCGTTGTTTCGATGATAATGTACAAATGAAATTATTTGTTAAATTAATTCATGTATCCATAGTAAAAAAAGAATCATTGGACTATTATGATGGTAATTGTGATTTTCTCTATATTCCTTACAATATACTTAGGAAGTGTGTTATTGTAACTGATGAAACTAATCTTTCATTGACGGAACATTTTTATAAAAATCAAAAAAAATCTAAAAGTTTGTTGACAAACTAATTTTTGATTGTTATAATTTAATTATTCGAGTCGTTTATATTTCTTCTTTAGAACGCTAAGGAAGTGGTGGAGCGAAAGACATTCTAAATGTCGGTCCTAAAGGTGGAGGTTTCCTTCACCTTTTTTCATTTCATAATATTTATAAATAAAGTAAGTTAAATGAAAAAAATAATCATAACCGAAGATCAGATGGAGATGATAAAACAAAACATCAAAGAAGAGAAAGCATCATACATGGCTAAACAACAACTTTTTACTATTGCGACTTTAGCTTATAAAATGTGGGAACAAATGGATGATGGAGAAATGTTAGATGATTGGATGGAAAGTAAAATAGCTCAGACTGACCAGAATATAACTTCAGTTGTCAAGGCTTATTTTTATGACGATATTGAAGATAATATGAAAGGGGTGGATTTCGATGATTTAGTTATCGGACAATAAAAATTCACAATTATAATGAATGGATAAGTTTGTTGACTTATCCATTTTTTTTATGTAATTTTTTTTCAAAATATATATCATGACTAAAATAACATTTAACTCTAAAGCACATGTAATGCAAATCGTATTAGACGGTGGTACCGAAGAAAGAACATTCGAAGATGTAATGACAATTAAGACTAATGACGGATTGTATGAGATTCTACAAAGACAAAGTGACGGAGTGGTTGCACCATTATTTAGATTACCAATATCATCAACTATTATCGAATTTTCTCATAACTTATATGACTAAAAGTAAAATGAAATATGAAAACGTTGAAAATCAATATTTAAATTTGATTGATACGATCTTAAATGAAGGGCAAGAAAAATCAGATAGAACTGGTACAGGGACATTGAGTATCTTTGGTGCACAAATTAGACATAAAATGTCTGATGGTTTTCCTTTATTAACCACAAAAAAAATGTATTTAAGAGGAATCATTACAGAATTAATATGGTTCCTCAAAGGAGATACCAATATAAAATATCTATTAGATAACAATTGTAATATATGGAACGGAGATGCTTATAAAAAGTATAAGTTAAAGAATGTTTTTGC